GTGGATCCACACTGGTCAGGGTGAAATGGGTCACTGGCATATCGTCATGGCGCTCAATCCCGACGTAGTTAGAACCAAGCATTCCCTGCACACGTTTATGAACATGGTTCAGGGTAATATTGATGTCCGGGTGATACTTTTTGATGGCACTCAGAATCCCCTGATAGGAAAGAGTTTTCCCCTTCATGATGGCGACCATGCTCTGCGCGGATAGCTCACGCGGATCCAACAGAACAATATCAGCAGACTTGTCTATCGGCTTGAGGGTTTCCAGCAGCAATCGGCAACGCCCACGGGTTCCAACACGATGCCCAGTTAATTTGTCGTAATTCTCCTTGCTGCCCGAAGTCCATACGGTAGCTGTTTCGCGAACGCGGACGGTCTTCTCACCGCCGGAATAAATCACAGTCGCAGTGTGTGTTTTGGCGAAGCTATGCGCTGCTGACACTTTCCTGGTTATCTTTTTACCAACGGCTTCGCGAGGTGTTAATCCCGGCACTGGAACAGGACGCGGACAGGGTACAAACACAGAGCGACTGCGTGCTCGAGCCCCCGCATTCATTCGCCAGATAATGACATTGGTCCAGTCGCAAGCATCGTCTGTAGCCGGAACTTTTGGGTAAATTAAATCGGTCATTGGTCTTTCCTCTTTCGGTTAAATCACGCTGGTCAGGCGCGGTCAAAATGCTTCTGTGCCGTATTTGTTGGCATACTTCCTGGGTTGTTTTCTTGGCTTCGTTGATTCAAGCTGAATGCGGGTTTTCTCCTTTCCGACATGCTGATCAATTGGTAAGAAATGTCCGTTTTTAAACTCTTGATAGATCACTGTACCGGCTGCACTGAAACGGCTTTTACCCAGAATTACCTCTGCAATGCCTGCAGCCGGACTTTCCGGGTTATAAACCTCGTCCCGGTACAGAAACAGGATGCTGTCGGCGTCCTGTTCGATAGAACCGGAATCACGCAGATCAGACATAACTGGACGCCGCTGAGCTGCCGGGCGTGAATCCACTGCGCGGGAAAGCTGGCTCAAAGCAAATGTAGGCGTGTGCAGACGCATCGCCATCGTTTTCAGGTTGCGCGAAATATGGGCCACGGCGAGATCGTTACGTTCGGCCTTCGGCTTTTTTATCAACCCGAGATAATCGACCATACTCATCGCCAGATGTGGGTATCGACGCTTATGCGTTTCGGCGACAGCCCTGATTTGTTCGATGGTCAAGTCGGTCGCGTCGACAATCCAGATATCACGGTTAACCATGGTTTCCATTGCCGCGTGGAATCTGGCCCAGTCTTCGTCATGAAAATCCTGTGGATTACGCAAACGGCCTACAGACAGGTTCCCGGCACCAGCGAGGGAACGCTCAACAATCTGCGCAGCGGCCATTTCCATACTGAATATCAACGCACCGCCCCCTTTGCTGGTTACACCATCAACCACCTTAAGAGCAAACTCTGTCTTACCCATACCCGGTCGGCCAGCGACAACAATCAAATCCTGCGGGTTAATGCCTCCCGTGGCGCTGTCCAGGTCATCGATACCCGTCAACAGGTTGCGGGTTTCCGCATCACCATCCAGGCGCTTTTGCATTGTATCCATGTAGCGTGGCAGCAACTCGTTGATATGGACAGGCTGAACGTCACCAGTATCAGCCGTCATGTCCAGCAATTGCGCCACAGCACTTTCAACTGCCTGATCGCGCTGTTCCTGATTTGTTGCCTTGCGAATACCTTCAGCACCGTCCTGTAGCAACGTCGCCATCTTACGACTGCGCCAGGCCTTGACCATTTTTCCCGCATAACCTTTCAGGTTCGGAACAGTGGCAGGAACTCGGGATATTTCCGACAAATCGGCAAGGCTGCTGCCGCCCAGTGCTTCACTGATAAATAACATGTCGATCATGCCGCTGGTCAGCGCCTGCTTTTTTATCTCGCTATAGGCCCGACGGTGAAATCCAATGCTAAATGAGTCTTCTGGCGTCGTGGCAATGACGTCAAACGCATCTGGAGTGGCGCCGCCGTTTATCAAACCAGCCAACACGCAGGCTTCCAGTTCCTGAGGTGTCAAAGTGCCCCCTCGCGTGTTTTACGCAACGTTTCAGGTTTCATCAGGTAATCGAAGCTGGCACGCCAGCCATCGCGGCCCTCACCACCGAAATAAAAATCAGGGGCGGTATTGCGGAATTTTTCGAGATACCCAAGAAATGCACCGGTAGTTTTATTGATCATGTGGGCCGCCAGCCGGGTAATCATCTGACGGCGATCTGCGTCCAGAGTTGCCGCTGGCAGCAGGTCAGAAAAAATTTCGTTGTAGCCATCAACAACTGCAACCGGGTCAATGCTCGCTTCGGTAGTGGCCCAAGCCTCAGCATCGGCGAGATAGCCATCAAAACGGTTTACCCGGCAGATATTGGCTGGCTTAGGTAGCCCAGCGCCACGACGGCGCCATGTGGCCAATACCCAGCGGATAACCAGCTGCAACTCAGCCAGAGTGTACCCCTCGCGCGTCTGAGTTGGCGTCAGCATCAGCAGGAACGGTTTAACGTCACGGCAACGGGTTCCGGTGCAGTCGTTATAAAACTCGAGGGCTTTTTTAGCGTCAGCGATGATCAATTCGTCACCCTCCCCCATTTGGGGGTTAGGGGGATCTTTAGGTTCATTGACTGGTTCAAAAGAGTGACTGGTTCTGGTGCCAGCACACGGCATAGGGGGTCTGCTTTCTGACGGCATACCTGTGTTTTTTGACGGCACAGGGGCTATGCTTTCTGGCGACATAGGGTTATCAAGATTCAGGTAATACACATTCGAAGTGTTGCCCTTACCATTATTGACGCCTATCCGGTTCTCTTTCGTTAAAATTCCCATATCAATAAGTGAGTCAATGTGCGCGCGTACAGCACTCTTGCTGCATTCACAATGGTCAGCAATGTGCTGATAAGATGGCCAGCATTCACCATTGTCATTGGCGTTATCTGCAAGCTTAATCAGCACCAGTTTACGGATTGGGTTTCCGGTTTTTATTGCCATAGCCTGGGCCATTAGGGTCATACTCATAGTCAGATCCCCAGCAACTCAGCCAGTTCACAGCAGGCTATTTCGTAATCTTTTGGTGTGAGGAAAACGCACGTCTCAATCATCTCAGCTTTACGCTGTTCGTAGATTTCCCATTTTTTCGCGGCGAGGCGTTCTTCAAATACCCCCCGTACATCATGCGCACAGGATGGTTCGCCATTTAAACGCCAGCCGTTCCGCCAGGTGATGCGGTCTGTTGATGTCTGCATATTGGTCTTTCCTCGATACAAGTTAAACGCTGGTCAGGCGCTGTGTTTCCTGTATGGCTTGTAGTGCCTGTGCTATCCGCTGTGGTCGATCTCTGGCATCAAGCAGCAGAGCAATAATTGCAGCGGCAAAATCACGAATCGCAATGCAAATTAACTGCTGAGTGGTCATTCCCAGCTGTGCATATCGTTCCACAGGCAACGCAGCTTCCATCGCCATGGCCAGCGCTTTAGTTTTGATTCTTGCCGCTTTCGTCTCACCACGTAGCCAGCGAAAAATCTGCTGCCGGTTGTTGTTGATCGCCCGCCAGTCAGCATTACCTTTCGAATCCTCCATCGGATGCAGTTTTACGCAGCTGGTATTGCCACCCATTCGAAACCACATGCGAGTGATCTCAATAGCAACATGTTCCTGTCCACGTTCAGCAGCCCAGTTGAAGATTTCTCTTTTCAGTTCGTCGAGGTTTTCCACTTCGTCGCGTCTCCTGTCGCTGAAAACCTGATTAAGCGTAATCAGATTTCAAATACGTCGTTTGTTAAGCTGCATCCCTATCTGGAACGCCGTCGGTTGGATTCGGATAAAGATCAGGGCGAAAATCATGAGGAGTTACCTGAAACGCAGTTGCAGCGGCCCATTTAAGAGCTGTTGCAGCGCCAAGTAAGCATTTACCAGAAGCTACACGACTAACGTACCCCTGCGTTTCGCCAACCGATACAGCGAAATCATGCTGGCGAACGCCAGAAGTCTTTAAGTAGTTTTTGAGATCCATTTGTCCTCCTAGGTATATTTGACACCGAAATATTAGTATCGCGAATATCAAAGTGTCAATAGTTACACGATTGGGAGGAAATTAATTTTGCGAATATTATGGGCGGTATGAGAAAAAAAACCCTTGATTCAGCGGAATCTGACGCAGCCAAACGGCTTCGAGACATTTGGAACAACAAAAAAGTTACTTTACGTCTTACTCAGGAAAAGGCGGCGGATGCCCTTGGCTTCAATACACAAGCGACGGTCAGCCAATATTTGAATGGCAGCATCCCATTAAACACCGACGCAACATTAAAATTCGCTGCATTGCTCGGTGTAAAACCTGAAGAAATACGACCGGACCTAGCGGAACTGATGAATTACGTACGCAAAACAGGTACTCATGTCCAGGACTATTCAGCGGCTGGATGGCGGCTTTTAAAACCAGAGGATGCAGAGTTAATTGAGCTTTATGACAGGCTTCCCCAGAGTGAGAAAGAAAGACATCTAACTGAATTAAAAGAAAAAGTTAGTGACTTTGATCGACTTTTTGAAGAACTTCTCGCGACAAGAAAACAGTAATACCCTCTCTCCCAAGAGTCCCGCATTGTCGGGATTTTTTTATCAATTAAAATCAATAACATACAAATAATATTCGCAATACATATAAAATTCACTTGACCTTTAATATACGCAAAACTAATATTCCCACATCAACGACGCACTAACCACGCGGCAGTTGTTCAGAAACAGTTCTGACAGTCTGGAAAGACAGACGCTGAAAATGAGGAAAGACCGCAACAAATTTCGATTCGTTGCAGTGGTGGTAGTGATATGAGCAATGGGTGCGTAACACCACACAAGCCCCCTGTCACGGCAGTGAACGCGGTTGAGCCGTCATCCCGCGCAAAGAACGCCCCGTGAGGCTTAAAAACAGGCCGCCTGCTCCCCGTTAACGGAGCGCCACAATCAAAGAGCGCGGGCGTTAAAAACCATAGTGCCCAACGTCTGTATAAGGGAATCCCGATCCCGACGTGTAATTGGGCGCGGCTCGCTCTTTTTGATTGTGGTGAATTGCAGCCGCTTCGACGGTAACCAGAAGATAAGCGCCTGGCACCACATACAAATTGCCATTGCATTGTTCTATTTGCCCGTCGCTGTGGCGGGCCATTTTTTAGCAATTCGATGACTGTTTAGAGGAAAGGCCAACGGGTACGACCAACCCTGACAGCCCGGAAAGACGGGCAACAGATGTAAAAAAACCCACCGAAGTGGGTTTCTTTACCCGGGACGGTGACCAAACCACCCGGAAATGCTACAGGGGACCAACCCTGTAGCGAGGAAAGACCAACGACAGAGCCGCTGATCGGCTCTGAGTATACATCACTAAGGAGCCGCTATGGAAGCGCTTGCCATCCCAGTAAAGCTGTACATTCACTACCACACCAAAACGTTTTCTCCGGATAAATACATTATTGCTACCTGTGACATGTCACGCAACTATCCGGATTCCTACGTTCTGTTGGAAACTCGTGAAATTACCCTCGATATAAACCAGCCTGAACCATTCGACATCATTGCTCTGCAGGTCGACCAGTTGCGCGACCAGAAAGAGACGATCTTGGCGGAAGCACAACGTCAAATATCCCAGGTTGAAGACAAAATACAGCAACTGCTGTGTATTGATCATACCCCTGTTCAGGAAAGCGATATCCCATTTTGATCAGCCGGCGCCAGACCAGCGCCAGTAACCAAAGAGGAAAGACCAATGACCATCTACAACGGCTTATTTGAGCCAAAAAAATTGGCGGTTAAAGATTGCGGGGCCGTGCAACTGGCGATCGCAATTGATGCGCCAAACAAAAAAGTGGCAGAAAGCATCATGACCGGCAAACTCTGGGAAGCTTATCCTGCCAATGGCGACAACTATTTCAAGCCCAAATTATGGGAGCATGCAGAAGGCCTGCCGCTGCCGACCGTTGGTAAATTCGATGAACAATTTTCCCTCGCACACGCATTCGACGGGGAAAAGTGGATCATCAACGAACCGGATAGCAACGTTTCAAATTTGCCAGCCAGCAATGAGATTATCGATCTGACAAAGCTACCTTCTCGGGAACGCTTCGTTGCCGTCCTTATGTTTAGCGATTCTTCCATAGATGGGGTGCTTTACTCTCAGGTACTGGATTATCTCGATCATCTGGAAAAT